ATTTGTTTAATATAGAATCTTCGAAGCCACACGGGAAAGGAATACACGCTCTCCCACGTAAATCCTCCTTTGCCATGATATACCAAGTTAAATATCTCGGTATGCAGAATGGGCCTATAGTTAAGCCCCAGGCCAAAAAAAGTCCACTCCCACAGGTAAATTTAATTTTCCTTCAAAGAAGCATTCTTGACATAAAAAATCAACACTAAAATCTACACCCGGAGATATAACTTTAATATGTTCTCTTAAAGCTTTGGAATCTTGAGCAAATAATTCATTATCCACAAAATCATTAATGTATTTTTTATCATCGTTACCATCAACTGAAATAATAATATATTTTAATCTTGTAGTAAGATCTTTACTAATACCTGATTTATTTGTCTTTTTAAGATTTTCAAGATCTAGTTGAATTTTTCTCTCATCTCCGTGAGTAAGTAATTTAAATATTACTTCACGATTTGATGCTGGTAAAATAAATTTGAATTGGTTTGCATTAACCATTTCTGCCTTTTCAATATCAAATTCTTTTTCTTTTAATGTATTTAAATCGAATGATATTTTAGATTCTTTATCGCATTCAGGACATGTACAAGTTGCATCATACATTTTTCCATATCCTAAAATTCTTGAAGCAATCATAATAGCATCTTTATCAGATCCAATTAAATCGTTATACTTAATTGGAGTTACAATTAATGCTTGAAATAGTTTATCTAATACAACACCTTGCTTAATTAAAGATTGGGTTGTAAGAATATCTTCTTCAGCAGCAGTCATATATTTTAATTCTATTGTACCGATTCTTAATGGAGAATCTTCTGGATATAATAATCCTTTAGAAGGTAAAGATATTACTTCTGTAGGGAAATTATAATTTCTAACTTCTTTTTGTTTGTATTCTTGAATAATACTGTTTTTTAAATCTTGGATAGAAGTTTTATCCATTGGATAGTTGTCATTTACTATACTCATAACGTATTTACTTTATTATAATTATCTAGAATCATAAAAAAAGCCCGCATTTTATTGCGAGCTAATTTTTAGGGTAACTTCGGGAAAAGTTAATATTGTTATTTTTTATCCTACCATCCATTTACCATTCTGGTTTGTAATAGATACATCTGGGTCTAGATAATTAGCATCATCTATACGAATGCCAGTATTATTTCCTCCAAACTTCATACCTGCAGCTTTAGCAGCATATTTAAAATTTTCTAAACTTAAATTTAATATCTGAAGTACTTTATCTAATTTAGCATATCCATATGGTTTACTAATTAATGATTTAAGTGCTCTTACAGCATTTTTACCTTGCGGAGTATTAAGAAACGAATTAGCAGCTTCAAGATCTTGGGTTTCTTTATTTTCAATTTCTTTATCTACGTCAGCCCATGATTTTTCTTCTTTCAATAATTTTTTGTACTGACTTTCAGTAATAATCTTTGCTGTTCTTTGCAAATCTAATCTTTCTTTTAATGTTAAAGATGCATTCTTTTTAGAAGTCATTTTTTTGATAGTTGATTTTTCAAATAAAGGCGTACTACCTGTAACTTTTTCGCCTTTCATTTCTTTACCTAAGAACCACATACATCCACCTAAAATAAGTCCAGCGGCAGCAGCAATTGCTGCAGATACAGTAGGATCACCTCCTGTATTGTTAATAAAAGTTTCGACGAAGTTTGTGCCTAATAAATAATCGCTAACCGACTGTACAATTCCTGGAAGGAATCCCATAGTCATAAGATGTGCTACACCTAATTTTTCAGCAATATTACCTACTTTATATTCAATTGATTCTGGGTCAACATCTTCAGAGTATCTTTCGTCTATACCACTTTCAGCAGCAGTAGCCATAACGGTATCTACAATATTTTTAAATGAACTAAACCCATCTCCAGAATTTTCTGTAATTACAGAGTTTATAGTACTTTGCAATTCTTCTTTATCTTTTGGAGATAAATTTGAAATAGTTTTACGAATTGCATTACTTATTTTAGGTGAATTAAATATATCAAACACCTTTTTTTCTAATTCTCTAGGTATTTCTATATTTTCAAATAATAATTTTTTGTACTGACTTTCAGTGATAATCTTTGCTGTTCTTTGAAAGTCTAATTTTTGTTTTAATGATATACTCATATTAATATCGTTTATTAATTAAAATTCGCCTTCTTCATCTTCATCATCTACAATAGTAGCATAAAAATCATTATATACTTCAGATAAATCTCCGTTATCTTGAGAACCTAACACTTCTTCTATTTTTCCTAAAACATTTACTACAGACATTGCTAACTTAGCTAACTGTTTACGGTCTCCTGTGTTTATTAATGATTTTACTTCTGATGTTAAAGCGCTAACTGCCGCGCTCTTTTTAGAAGCCATTTCTTGAATAGGCGCTTCCTTTTCTTGTTTAGCTTCGTACTCATCCATTACTTCTTGAATAGTAGGTAATGGTTTACCGGGTTTACGTTCCCATGCAAATCCTTCTTTAAGAAGTGATTTTAATTTTATTTGTTTTGACATTTTAGTTTATTTTAAAAATCTTAATTTATATAATGTTGAAGCTATTAAATTTACAACATTATCAATTTCATTTTGTAAGTAAGAGTCATTCTTAACTGATACTCTTAATTCATCTACGGTTTTCATTAATGCTTTAAAATATTTTACTACTTGAGCATTATTTTCATAATCATTTAAAGAATAATTTTCATATCCTTTTAAAATGTCATATTTTCCTTGAAATGATTCAATCAATCCGTCTGTTAAGTCTACAATCTCATCATAATATTCATTTAATGCTTTATGCTCAGCATATGAATTTGTTTGAAGATGAAATATATGTACTTGGGTTGCTGAATGAAGTAAGTATGATATTAACTTTAAAAATTCTTTATTCATGATAAGATTAGTAATTTAAGATTGCGTAATCGTAAGTAATAGTCACTGTAATAGTAACAGCTTCTCCGTCATTCGCCCAATCCATTTCATTGAAGTTAGCATCTGAACACCAAGCACCTTTTAATACCCATTCTTCTACTTTATCACCTACAGGACCTAACATGTTAAATGTAACGTCTTTTTTATAGAAGTCACTATAACCATCACGACCCGTTACGCTTTCATGTCCTAGACGAATCCATTCCATTACTGCTTGAGCTCCTGAAGGAACAATTGGGTCATATAAAGTAATAGTGAGATCTTGCCAACGAGACTTACCTTTTACTTTTCTGTCTACGTTAATATGATCTAACACTGTAACATTTGATGTTAATTGAGGCCTTCCTGATGCTTTAATAATAAAAGAAGGAATTCCTTCAATATACATGAAGAATCTATTTGTTTGTTTTGGTTCCCAACTCTGGAACATTATTTCAGCTGGGTCTAAAATTTCTGGCATAGTATTATATGTTTAAATTTGTTATTTATTATAATTATTGTTAAGTGTTAAAAACTAATGTATTATTTCTTACGTAAGAACGTATCTAATAAAACACCTATTTGAGCTGCATGAGTCTTTAAACTATCATATGCTTCGTCACTTAATTCTTTTTTACGTTTTATTGATTCTGCTGAAAGAACTCCAATCATTTTGCCGTCAATATTCTTAAGAGCAAACATATATGAAGATTTACAGTTCGTTTCTTCTGCTAAATATCTTAATCCGTAAGTAGCTATTTCTTCATTTTTATAATCAGTGATAGTAATTTTATCATGATCTAAAAGTCTATTAATAGATTTACTAAATAAGTTTATTGGTATATTTTGAAAGTTATGCCTTATTGATTCTGCTTCAGCAGTTACTGCTTCGTAAATCATTGAAAACTTTTGAATAGATTTACCTGTAGGATAAAAATGTCCTCCGTTATGAAATTGAGTTATCCATACACGATCTAAATCCGTTTCATCTAAGATTTGATCTAATACTTTACAAATAATTTCTCCATTCGATGCAGCATCTTTAATAGGGTCTTTAGTCTTTTTATGCTCTTGAAGATAATGCCTTACTATTAATATTAATATAGGCCCTAGAACCCCGGTTAAGAACGCCGGCAATGAACTAGATATAATACTTAATATATTTTCCATTGATTAATAATATTGTTCGTTAGACTTAAGATATTTTAGTTAGTTGTGGAGTATATTTTGAGATCTTAACTCCTTTTAATTCAGGACGAGCTTTAATATCTTTAGACATTGAAAATGCTCCAGGCCCATTTAATTTAAGTATAAGATCATTTGGATTTCCTTTTGATGGAAGCATAGTTACTTTTACTTCTGGAAATTTCTTGCTTTTACCTGTTGTTAAGTTATCTAATAAAGCTTTAATGTTTATTATGGCTTCATCTCTATTTCCAGGAACTGTTAAACGATAAGCTACTGCAGTATCATAATCTACTGACTCGCTTATACCTTCTTTAGCTATACCGCCTTTAAGAATAGTCATAATAGCTAAGAAAGCATCATCAATACTGTAGTCATAATATTTAGCTATACCTTTAACGAACTGCTCTACTTTTTTTCTTAGTTCAGGATTAATACTACCTCCTGTTACAAACATATCTGCTTCGGATATTTTTGGCACTTTACCTTCTTCAGATGCCATTTTTGATATACGATTAAATACATCATGATCTTTTTCATCCCATGTATTTTCTGGCTTCTTAGATAAAAAGAAGTCAGGCCCCATTAACTGAGCTATAATTTTATGTTTTGGAGTGGTATTAGTTTGTTCTGATATTACTTCTTTAATGATTTCCTGAATCATATTAGTTAGTTCTGATTTTTTCATAGTATTTAATTTACCTTCATTAGTATTTGCATATAATGCTTTTAATTGAGCGCCAGCTTCTTTTTTTGTCATAGGTGATTTTGAAAAGGCTTTTGATGTTCCTTTTTTAAATACCTTATATCCTTCTCCGAATTTTTTAATTTCGTATGGCATAATATTTTATTTATTATTAATTATATTTAAATGTAAATCCTTTTGTAGTTTTTTGTCTACCACATAATACATTTGAAATATCTCCCTGACTTAAATTTAATTTTTTAGCTGCGTCAGTTAGTGATTCAAATATTTGATTTAATTCAATACATAGTATTTCTTTTTTTGATTTGCTAGGACGACCTTTTTGAATTTTAGATATTTTTTGTCCTAATCTATATAATGTTTCGTTTGTATGTTTTGTTTGACCTTTAGACCAATGGGTTATTTCCCCATTTAAATATTTCTTTTTATATGTAGAAGCTCTTTTTTCTATTGACTCTAGACTATTCATAGAGTTTAACCCGGCTACATAGTTTACATTTTTTTGTAGCTTTCTACTTAATCGTATTTTATCTCTAGTTTCATTAGTATGATGTTTACCATAAAATCCATTTTTATCTCCACATAATACTGGAGGAAATGCATTAGTACAAATATTATAAAACATATCACTTTTATCAGCAGAAAAATAATCAATCCAATACAATTCCATATCATTAATAAACTCTATAGGCCCTTCCCATAATATTTGCTTTATAAAGTTTTCTCGTCCATACTTTTTTAATGCAAGTTTAAGTAACTTACCAGAACCTAAATATCTTGGGTTTGATGTTTTATTTTGCCCAATATATTTTTTGCCATTAATTGTATTTGTAATACAGTATATTTGCCCGTCCATTTTACCACATTTTGCAGCTCCAATAATTTGCTGATGTTCTAGGTCCTGGATTTTCGCAATGATGGCGTGCTCTATATGATTTTCTTCTTGCAGGAATATTTTTCTTTATTCTCATGTTAGGATCACCAAAGTTAACTTTAACTACATTACCTTTAGCATTCTTAACATATACACTACGTTTTTTAGGGCCATCCGGAGTATAGAATGGTTTTCCTAATGATACTGTCTTTCCATGATATTCAGCTTCTCCAATTATCGGATTAGCTTTAAGCTCTTGAAGAAATTTAATAGCACATGAATTGCACATTGTTTGTTCAGATTCCATTTCTTCTAAGCATTCTCTTATTAATGATTCAAGTAACAGTTTTTTCATCTTCCTTGGCCTCTATATGGTTTTTTATAATATTTTGATTTTTTATTATTGCTCGTTCTTTTTTTAGAAACAATACCCGAGCGCTTTTTCTTAGCTTTTTTATGAAACGCTTTAATATTAGGTGAAGATTTTTTATCTGGTTTCTTTGCCATTGATTTTTATAATAAATATCGTATGTACAAAAAAACAGCCCTATATTTTTTAGATATAGAGCTGCTCTTGTTAAGTTAGAATTTATGTTATAAATTAAGCAGGGAACTCAGCACCGGTTGGGGTTAGATTAAAGTTAATTACTATAAACTCCGCAGTTTTTGCCGGTTGTAAGTAAATATCACCTACTAATAAATTTCTGTCAATTACGGCAGGAGTATTATTAGTGTCATCCATTACAACTTTAAATGCATATAATCCTTGTCTTTGTTGGATTGATTCTAAGTAAGGATTAACGATGCTTAAGAATCTATTTCTTGTTGCTGCGGTATTTTGTTCAAATACTAAGAATCTGGAAGTGGATGCAAAAAACTTCTTTATTTCGATTAACAATCTTCGAACACCGATACGATCCAGTG